GTTCAACTCAAGCTACAACGGGACGACGTACGTCTTCACTAACGACGAGTCGATAGTAGTGAACAGGTCTCTGGCCAATACCTTCTCCGTGAGCTCCCTGTCGATCTACGAGGGAGTGGTAGTGACCGAGAGGTTCACCGTCCTACCCGCCTCTAGCCAGAAGCAGAGGTTCATTCTATCTAACAAGAACGTCGACGCCTCGAGCATAAGGGTTACGGTCTACGCCTCTGGCACCAGCACCACCGGCACTCAGTACGACAGGGCCGAGAGCCTGCTGGGACTACAGCCAACGTCCAAGGTATTCTTTGTCCAGGCGGCCGCTGCTGACAAGTACGAGATACTCTTCGGTGACGACGTCTTCGGGGCTGCTCTCTCGGCCGGCAACGTCGCTAGGATCACCTATAGGGTGACCAAGGGAGAGGACGCTAACGGCGTCTCTACTTTCAACGGCCCGTCTGTGTCTGGCTACTCTACCGTAGTAGTTACCGTCAACTCTGCGTCCGGCGGATCGGTATCCGAGGACATTGAGACGATTCGCTACAGGGCACCTAGGTACTTCACAGCTCAAGACAGGGCAGTGACTGGAGACGACTATGAGGCGATAGTCCTCAAGGAGTTTCCTTACGTCAAGAACATGACGGTGTACGGCGGAGAGACTGTGACGACTTCTCCTCAGTACGGAAGGGTGTTCATATCTGCAGTTACTAACGACGGAACGAACCTAACTAACACTCAGAAGAACGACATCAAGAACTTCTTAAAGAAGAAGACTTTCTTGTCTCTCGAGACTTTCTTTGAGGATCCTGACTACACGTACGTGGACCTCAACATAGTCGCTATGGCATCAAAGACGCTTCAAAAGTATAGTCTTTTAGACATGAGAAGCAAGATAATATCAGCTGTAAAGAGCTTCAACGAGAACAACCTGCAGGACTTCAAGACGACTTTCAGGTTCTCGAAGCTCGCGTCTACTGTAGACTCGGTGGACGAGGCGATCGTCAGTACACAGATCGACGTCAGACTAGTCAAGCAGTACACTCCGACCTTGAACTTAGACGAGAACAAGACTCTGTTGTTCAACGGCAAGATAGTACCAGGCTCTATCACCACGTCTACTTTCTACTACTTGGTGAACAACGTCGAGAGAGTGTCTACGCTGATAGACGTCGACGGAGTGCTTAAGATAAGTAGCTCGAACGCCACTGGAAATGAGATAACTAATACCAACGTCGGAACCGTAAACTATGAGACTGGAAAGGTCGCGATACAACTTCTCAACGTGTCCAACTTTGACGGACCAGGACTCAGGGTCTACGTCGAACCGGACAACCAGGACGTGACGTCGACTTACAACCAGGTCATTGAGATCGACGAGCAGTACGGACTCAACGTGGTAGTCACACAAGAGCCGAACTAATGAAGAACATTGAGAAGTACGTATCTCAGTACGTATCTAACCAGTTTCCTTCTTTCTACAAGGAGGAGGGAGAAACATTCATAGCCTTCGTCAAGGCGTACTACGAGTGGCTCGAGAGCTCAGCAGTCAGCACGCTTTACCTTAACGTTCCAGCGGCAGCTTACGCGATCGGGGATACCGTCGTCCAACCGGCCAACGTCAACAATACCGCTACAGTCACCGAGGTTGGATCTGACTTCATCAAGGTCATAGGGTCTGGGACGAACTTCGCGCCTGGTCCGGTCTACAAACTTGACTCAGTTAACTCATCCCCGGCCGGCAAGGTGACGTGCACTCTCGGTAGCAGCATCATAACCGGTGACGGTACTTCTTTCTTACTAGAGGTAGACGCCGGTGACTTTATCGTCGCTGACGGAGCAGCTATCGAGATAGAGTATCTAGCGTCGAACGACGTGGCAAAGATACCGTTCAAGTCAGGAGTCAACTACTCCCTCAGCTCGTACGTCGTGTATCGCGTCTCTCAGAAGTCAACAGTGACTCGCGTCGAGAGCTCTCCAAACGTCATAAGAGCCGGCAGGGAGCTTACTAGCTACGCTGACATTGATACGACTCTTGATACCTTCATCGATCACTTCATAAAGAAGTATCTCTATGGAGTCCCAAGGGAGACTCTAGGTGACAAGAGAAACTTGATAAAAAACATAATTAGATTCTACAGGGCCAAGGGAACTGACGACGCTTTCAAGTTCTTGTTTAGACTTCTTTATAACGAGTCAGTCGAGATCTATGTCCCAGGTAAAGACGTACTGAGGGCGTCGGAGTCGGAGTGGGTAATACCTCGCTACCTCGAGGTGTCAGACTCTCCCTATCTTAAGAACATGGTAGGCAAGCAGGTCTACAACTCGTCTAAGACCGCTACGGCTTTGGTAGAGAACTACACTAGAAAGATCATTAAGAACAAGCCTATTAACGTACTCACCGTAACTCAAGTCAACGGCGACTTTAACTACAGTGAGTACGTCCTATGCGAAGGTGTCACGGTTGACGTTCTACTCTCTCCAAAGGTGATTGGATCACTCAGTTCTCTCACTGTCGACAATGGTGGGTACGGCTTCAAGGTAGGAGACTTGGTCAACGTAGAGGGAACTGGACTCGGCGCCAAGGCTAGGGTAACGTCAGTTTCGAACTTGACCGGCAAAGTCAGGTTCTCAATTAGGGATGGAGGCTCGGGGTACAGCGTCGGCGACTCTGTAGTAACAGTTAGCCCGGTGTACAACCTTCTGACTGGAAACGACGTGACTTCGGTCGTCGTCGGCGAGAGAGTCTATCAAACGACTGGATCAAATACGTTCGTTGGAGAGGTCACGAGCGTAACGACTGGGGCTAACACGGTCTCAGTTAAGCGCATCAGCGGCACTCCGAACAACGCGCTGTCACTTACTACAGTTACCTCGACTCTTAGTCTTGATCTAGTAAGCTTCTACGGAGGTGGCTCCGGTGCTACTTTCGCGGTCGGCGGCATAAAAGATCCAGAGATCATACAGTACAGCACCGAGACTCTTGCCCCCTTCGTAGCCGTTAACATCGATGATGGTGACTTTGAGGTTACCGTCGACGTCGTCAACGCCGGAACGTTCGAGGTCGGTGAGACAGTTACCGGTGACATCCTGGCAAAAGAACTCATCATAAATTATGCGATAGTATCGAGCGCGTTTGAGATTGGTGAGCAAGTTACCACTGGAGTAGCTACCGCTATCGTCGATCGTGTCGACGGAGACACTATGACGATAAAGGGATTCTCATCGTCTGCTATATTCTTTGAGGGAGATACACTTACAGGAATCGACAGCGGAGCGTCTGCAACAATAGTGAAGACACTCAAGACCACGCGTGTCTCGGCTGAGGCTGAGATCGTCTCCATCGATGGAAACAAGTTAACAACTGACATTCCTTTCTGCTATACAACTCTCGAAGGATACTACATTCCAGAAGTTACCATAAACAGCGCCGGACAAGACTACGCAGTCGGCGACGTCGTCGAGTTTATTGGTGGATCGTACGTTGATACCCCAGCTACCGCGTACGTTGAGTCGGTAGACGTCTCTGGAGCCATCACTGGGATAAGACTAGTGTCTCAAGGTAGATACTCCGCTTCTACTCTTCCTGACGTCGGCGTCCAGAGCACCTATGGCACCGGCGTGAACCTGTCAATATCGTTCGAGAGAGTTGCAGGTGTATATCTTACTGAGATGTATCTTACTGGTGGAACTTCAGGAGCTGTTGGATACGTGACGGGAGTCAAGAGACTCTATGACTGGGAGGACTTCGTTCACAAGAACATTGGAGACCTCTATAATCTTGACTCGAAGATAGAAGAAGTTCTAGACATTCAGTCTCGCACAGTAGGAACTATTGAGTATCTAAAGAACGTCAATCCTGGGTCAGGCTATAACGTCAACCCGAGCGTTCAAGTTCTAGAGAATGAGATCTCAGACCTGTACATATATGACTCAGCGAGAGATAGCTTCAAGGGAAGAAACGCGATCATTGACGCCATCGCCGGCGGGCTTACTGGAATAATAGGCAGCGTCGAGGTCATAGACTCGGGCTACGGCTACGGTCCACAAGAGAAGGTGCTTCTGACTAGTGATACTAATCCTGCAGCCGCCTCGGCGACTTCGGTTATCTTTCAAAAAGGAAGAAGTCCTGGATACTGGAAAGACGACGTAAGTTTCCTTAGCTCTAATAAATACATAATTGATAGCTACTACTACCAAGAGTACTCCTATGACCTGAGATCAAAGGTCATGATCGATCGCTACAAGGAGATTCTTCTAAAACTTGCGCATCCGGTCGGGTCCATCCCGTTCGGTAGTTTCTTGTTCAAAGACTTCTCCCTCAGTGCCGAGAGCTCAGTGGCGGCATCTTACGTAACTCAAGCGGAAGACGCATAAGGAATAGAAATGTCAAAGCTGACTATATCACATGACGTTACACAGGTCGCTAACTTCATAGGAGATATATCCTCGAACGCGGAGTCACACTACGTGTTCGTAGCGAAGCACACGCCGTGGGCAGACGACAACAACCCTCCAGCCGCAAACACGAGCATAGTTGCAACCGATCATACGCTGTATACTGATCTCTTGTTTGGAAAAAGAATAGAGGCGGACAACGTAGTCGCTGCTATTAAGAGATATGACTGGACTGCCAACACCGTGTACGAGATGTACGACGACATCGACTCGGACCTATATGACAAAGAGTTCTATGTCATTACCGATGAGAACAACGTCTACAAGTGTATCTACAACGCCGACGGACAGCCATCGACAGAGAAGCCGGTGACTACGTCTGAGGGCATATTTGAGATGGCCGACAAGTACAAGTGGAAGTACATGTACACGATCAGCTCTCAAGACATGGACGACTTTGCGACGGATGACTTCGTTCCAGTTCGAACGAACTCTAACGTAGCCAGTATAGCAGTTCCAGGGACTATCGACTTCATAAAGGTCACTGACAACGGGTACGACTACAGGACCTACCACTCCGGAACTATAACTTACGTGTCTAACGCGCAGCTCGTAGCTATCGAGCAGAGTGCGTCTGCTGAGGATAACTTCTATAACGGCTCGGCGATGTACCTTGTAGCTGGACTCGGAGCTGGCCAGATTAGAAAGATCAAGGACTACGACGGCGCGCAGCGTCTCGTACTTCTTGAGACACCGTTTGATACCTACGGGATTGTGACAATCTCTAACGTATCTGGAAACATAGCAGTCGATCAGTTTATTAGACAAGACTACAGCACCATGACGGTATCGGACCTCACTGGCTACTTTGCTAGGGAAGGTGTGTCTGGCGCCTTGGGCAAGATAAAGCAGACCGACACCGGTGCAGTTGGTTCCATCGGATTCGCGAACAGCACAAGCATCATCGCTCAAGTTATAGGAACTACGCAGTTCTCAGGTAACCAGTATCCGGTATTAAACGCTGACGACGGTGGAAGTCAGGTTCTCGGAGTCGCGTCGACCTCCAAGCAGTTTAGCGCGAACGTCACTTCTGGAAATACTGCCGTAGTCTGCAACGTCGCCTCTAACTTCTCGGCTACCGTCAACGCTACTGCGGTGCTTATAGGTACGTCTGTCACCGGCACCGGCTTCGCTAATGGAGCGACCATAGTAACTGCAAACGCTACCCATCTGGTCTTGAGCGAGCAAGCGACGACGACGGCAGACGGCGTAACTCTTACTCTCTCAAACAAGAAGCTTCTGTTTGGAGTGGGAGCCAGCAACCTCCCAGGACTCGTAGGAAACACCGCGTTCAACACGGAGTTAATCGAGAGAGGCTACGTCAGGATCGGCACCGACATTGACAAGAACGTTAGAAAGATAGAGACGATAGCTTCATCGGATCTCTTAAAGGTTACATATGGGTTCACTAACGATCCCGCCACTGGATACGTGTATGAGGTCAACAACGCGTACACCATTGGGTCAATAAACACCGTTCAAGCAAACGGCATCATTACGTCGGTCAACCTTGATGCCATGACCATAGAACTTCAAAACGTCGTCGGTACTTTCTCTACCGGCGAAGAGATTCTAGTAGTAGACGACGATCTAGTCTCAACCGGATTCGGTGGAACGGTGTCGTATATAAGCAACCTTCAGAATAATGTGATCACTATGATCATAACGAAGGTCAACAACCAGAACGCGTTCTATAACTATGATCTTAAAGTCAAGGGATTAAACTCTGGTGCTGTAGCTGACATAGCGTTCTCTAGAGTCTTGCCAAGCATCACCTATCAGGAGACCGGAGGAAAGATCTTACAGGGTCTATCTTTTAATACTTACTCCGAGTCTGGATCTACGACGGTTCTTGGCAGCGCGTCTATCATAGGAAAGACGTTCATACCTGATACCACCACTCAGTACTATATCTCGCCGTACGTGCAGATAACCGGCGACGGCGACGGTGCCGTGGCTTACTGCACCATTGACTCTGTGGCGAACACCATATCAAAGATAGACGTTCTTAGCGCAGGACAGAATTACACGCACGCCAACGTCACTATAACTGCTAACACGCTTTATGGGACGACTGCCACTGCCCGAGCAATCATAAGTCCTCTCGACGGTCATGGTTCATACCCACAGGTAGAACTGGGAGGAAAGTATGTCTGCGTGTCGACTGACTTTAAGAACATTGGAAACGAGCTCTATAAGTTTCCAGGTTACGGAGAGTTTAGAAAGATCGGTGTGATGAGAGACCCTAGGTACAGGGAGCTCTATCTAAACTACACCACGCAGTATTCTGCAAACCTGCAACTGACCAACGTTTCTGGAACTCTAAATGCTGGAGACATTCTAGCGCAGCCAACTTCAACTGACGCAGTCGCGACTATTAAGACTGTGTCTGGAAGCAACGTAGTGGTCGTAGACGTCAAGGGTGTGTTTGACGCCGCAGCTACTCCAGACACAGTAAGAACGTTCCCAGAAGGAGCTACAGCGAACGTCTCGACGGTCACTCTTAACTATCCGGCAAACTCTACCTTCATCACCCAGAAGAACACTGGGGCTACCGCAAACGTAGTGACGGCTTACCCGCTGTCAGGCTACATAAAAGCAACCAACGTTAGAGGTAGATTCTCGATTGAGGACGTCGCATTTGACTCGATAACAGACACAGCCGCAGGGAACGCTGGAATTGATATTACTGCCATAAAGATAAATAACAACAGTCTAGACGTCAGCGGAAGCTACTGCTCAAGATTTAACCAGCTGGCAAGAGTTTCTCTCAGCTCGGTTACCGGATCGTTTGAGAATATGGCAGAAGTCACTCAGACAGTCACCGGAGCTACCGGTATAGTCTACGATACCACTAAAGACGTTGACCTAGGAATCGACAGCGTAGTCGGAAGCTTCGTTGTAGGTGCAGTAGTTACAGACGGCACGACGGGGGCAAACGCTCACGTACTTTACGCCAACAGCAGCTACGTAAAGTTAACTTCGACGGTTGGCTCGTTCGAGGTTGGATCTACGATCACTACTCCGACTGGTGGAAACGCAGTCATCACTGACGTATACCCGGTGCTCATTCTCTCAGACGTGTCGGAGAGTCTGATTCAAGGAAACACCTCGGTGTACCTCGAGCAGACAAAGTATGCCAACGGTGTCACGAGCACCGGAATCATTGGGTACAACGAGACAGCTAACACAGTAACTCTTCCAGACCTAATTAGAGACACTGGAGAGATACTATACATAGAGAATATACAGCCAGTAACCAGGTCAAAGACGAGCAAAGAGTCTTTCA